GACAGTGAAGGTGGTCGAATTCGTTACGGAGGCGACCGCATACTGGCCTCTGATAGTGTTGTAAACGTTTGATGCGTTCGTAGCGACCGGCGAGCCAGACGCGCTTGCAACTGTTCCTGGAGGGATCGTGTAGTGAAATACCCGCCTATTCGGAACCGACAGTAAAGCCATGTCTGTACCATTGAAGCCAGACTCGGTTGCTCCTTCGACACTAACTACGTTCAGACTTGGATCGTCGACGAACATGGTAAGGTCGTGATCCTCGGAAGTAGTCGCGACAGCGATCCCAGTCCCGACTGGCGGTGAGCCGCTGTAGGCGTGGGTAATCGTTGAAATCGTCACGGGATTGATGGCCCCGATGATGTGGACCGAGTCGCCGACTTTTAATCCATTGCCCGAGCTGGTCACCACAGTAGCAGTAGTTCCGGTATGGCTCAGCGAGGTAACTGCAAACGTGTCCGTAAAGCTCTCGGAGAAAAGCGGGAGTCTTTCGGATAGCTGCAAGACTACTTCTGCGATCTTCACCGGAACACCTTATCAAAGGCCTTGTCCCAGTGGGGCTCTGCTTTCTCCCTGTTCACGGAATTATGCAAGGAAGGTCGCGGGCGCATACGCCTAGTACCGCCTTCTACCCATGGCGCATACTTAGGAGCGGGGTTGCTCTTGTTCGTTGAGATTCCGTAACCAAAGCGACCCGTATGCCAATTGACTACTTTCCAGGAAAGACTTTTCCTCAAGTCTCCGTGCATGTTGGCGTGGCTCTGTGGCGACCTTGACGACTTGTGCCTCCGGTATCCGCCTTTGATCTTTAACTTATAAACACGCCCGCGCTTATCCCTTTTGAGGATCGCTGTGTTTGCGCGCTTCTTGACCGCAGCTAAATACAGAATCCATCCCCGCCGAAGTACCTCCTGGATGTCGTCGTCTAGGTCGTTGAATTCTCGGAAGCTGACTTTCCTACCGTCCTCGTCGTCGTAGGTTGCACGAACTGCGATCTTCATCTCGCGCTCCCTTCCTTGGTATTCAGTCCGGTCGCTTCGCACTGAGCGATTTGAAACTCTCCCCTGCCGTCCAGGTCTTCAACTGAGACGATATCCAGCCGCGTGCCGTCCTGAAGCCGCATCCAACTTTCCGCAGTAAGCCCGGATAATCGCCGAAAGGTAATCTCGTGAGTGACTCTTCTGTCGGTCTCAATTCCGTCAAATACTACTTTGCCGGACTTTGTGTCCACCTTTGCCCATACTTCAGTGGCTCCGTCGAACTCCCCAAAAGTCATAGCCGCGTCGACCGTCCCAAAAGACGGGGCGTCTTGGATTCTGTCCTCTACGAATATCTTTGAGTTGAGGTCGCCTATCGGAACCCTTCGTCTCTTGCGGAGTAGTTTCTGTAGCTTAGGCATTGCCTAAATACCTACTAGTGCGATTGACCCGTACATCTGCTCCGCCCCTGACTGCCGCGACGTGGAGACGGATAGGGTGCTTCCAGTCCCTCCGCTGCCGGATCGCGCGTCCGACATATCTCCTCTGTCTGAATACATCAGTGCTACATGGCGAAGTATTCCAGCTTTACAAAGGTCGAGGTCTTTGTGCGGGGTAGTCGTAAACCTTACTCTGACGTTATGGTCCCGAACATCTAGATCCGTAGGCCATGACTTACTGTACACCGGCTTGACTTTTGAGTTCTTGAGTGCGGGGACTAAATAGTAGTCGGCGAATTCCACCTGAACCCATACGCCGGATACCATCCGGTCTACCTTGCTCACGGTCTTCACTAGGCTTGCTTCCAGAAGAACCGACGCGTCCGCTTCATCGGAGAAACCAGTCCTAATTAGCTCGTATTCGTTTTCCCTAGTATCCCTGCCCGTATACGATTCGCAGTGTCCAGTCGCCGCTTCGACCAGGGAAGCGATCAACGGATGTTCTGAAGCGTCCGATACTTTTAGAAACGCCGCTGCGTCTTCCGCCGAGACGAGCGGGTCTCCTGTCTTAGTCCGAGTCAGCATGGCCTAGCCCTTCCTCGGGGTCTTCCTCGTCGCCGGGGCCTTCTGCTTTGCAGCTGGGACTTTGGCCTTCTGCTTTCCAAGGTGGTTAGTAGGCTCTGTCGAACCCCCCGTGTCCTTGCCAGTAGTCTTCGCCTGGGGATTGCTTACGCGCTCAAGCCCGTCGCCATAGCGAGCCACGTATTCCTCGGGCAGGTCTACCTCTTCTCCGGCGATAACCTCGCGGCGGTCTCCATTACCGAACTTTTTCAAACCTGATGTCTTGAACTTGACCATTGTCATATAATGGTTTCCTTCGTTAAAGCTGGGACGCAACTTCTGTGCGCTTCTGATTCGGCGGAGGGGGAATCAGGGAACCCGCGCAGGGCGGGCTCCCGTCATCCCGAATCTCACATACTGCTAGGTGTACTGCTCATCAGTAGGAGCGTTGCGAGGGTTGCTCAGGATGGTAGTCACCCCAAGAACCCCTGCGCTGTTCGCTGCCGTCTCGGTAAGGACAACCCGCTGGTGGCGTTCCTTTCCGATTGAGCCGATTCTGAACACCTTGTTTGCATCGGCGATCGAAATCACAAGCGCGGTCCCGATAACTTCAGCTGCGGGTACGGCAGCGAATGCCCCCGCCGCACCTGAGCCATTGTCCGGTGCCTGCTGAACTTCAAGGGTAAACGAGCCATTCAGGGCAACGCTCACGTGGACGATATGCTCACAAGACTCGAAACCCTTCGTGTCGATTGAAGCACCGTTCGTAGTCGTTGCGGTGTGAACCTGATGCGGGATCGAGTGGACCGCCTTGATCTTTCCGTGAATCTCTTGTTCCATTTTTTGTTCTCCTGATAGGGTGAAGAGGGGTCCGAGTTGGCGGGCTCCAACATGAAGCCCGCACCCTCGGTCATCTCACCTACTAGTCGTTGCGCATCATCTGGAAAGCCTCGGGGATCGTGACGATACCCGTGTTCCATCGATGGAGCGTGAACTTGATAATCGCCTGGTTCGCCTTCGTGAACTCATCACGCACGATCGACAGACCCGTTCGGTCAACAATCGTGTATCCCCGCGCCCAGTCTCCGAACAGCATCACATCGCCCGTAGCGGTATCCCACGGGTCCATCGCTGGAGTAAGGATGTAAGGAAAGCCGTTCAAAGTATTTGACACTGGACCGTTGAGTCCAGGCTGCCAAAGGAATTGACCGCCTACTGCATCCCGAAGCTGACGAATGCGCGATAGCGTCCGGCGATGGAAGTTGTAGGCCGGGTTGTATCCGACCTTCAACTTGCCTGTGATCTCAATGATCGCATTGGCAAACGCAGTGTCGTTATCCGTTGCGATGCTGCTAAGGTTTCCGCCGATCGACATATTGGCGATAACGGTTGCGTTGGAAGTGACGCCTTCGGGCTGCTTGAAGCCTGTTCCCGAAACGAACCCCTTACCCTCACCCTCGGCGAACCCTTCGCCTGCATCGGACACCAGCTCCGACTCCATATCAAACGCGCCGTTCATCAGCATGTCCAGAGTCGTCGGAACTACTACCGTCTGTCGATAAGGAACTACCGTTGCGAGTCGGTAGGACGAGATGTCCTCCGCCGCAGCCTCAGCTTCGCCCTCGTACAAAGCACGGGGAATGTCCGTGCGAACGGCCATCTCCAGAGCCTTAGCCGCGATGGTCTTAACCCGGGCAAGAGAGCGCACAGCGTCGATCTCGACGATTTCCTTCTGAAGAGCCGCGTCAAATTCGGAGGGAGCAAGGAAGCCACCCGCCGTATCCACATCGGTCCGCATGTCGGCCTTCTGCTCGGAAGACATCGCGTCGGGTCGCATCGACCAAGCGGTCAACGCCTTGTATTCCGGCTCGTCCTTGTATGCGCTTTTGTCGCCATTGTTCGACGGTCGTTGCGCCATCAGTGCTTCGAGTGACTTCACTTCTTCGCGAAGAGTCACCGTCTGCTGAGCGTCAGTAGTCAACTGATCGATGCGTTCCGTCTGCTCGCTGATTGCGGCTTCCAGGTTTTCCGCGTGCTTCGCCGCCAGCAAAGCCTTCTGGTTCATGTCCTCGTGTGCGTCAAGCGTAGTGAGTACCCGCTCTTTCACATCTACATCAAGGGACTTCGCTTCAATACTGGAGACCTCGCTACGCAGCAGCGTTACGGCCTCCATGATCTGTTCTGGTGTTGATTCCGCCATTCTGTGTTCTCCTGTTTGAGTTCTGTTAAAAACCCCGGACTACTAACTTCCCGTCAGACAGTGCGGAGTAACGGCGCCGACTTCCCGTCAGGCCACCAGGTCGCTTCGCGTCTCTTCCAAGACCGCGAGTACATCTGCAAGTATGCTTGAACTACCCGATGGCGCGGTCAAGGCTTTCAACTCGCTTACCATCGCTAGGATTGCTTTCCTCTTGAACTGGCCGGTGTTGGCTAGGATCTGTTCAAGGTCTCGGGCGCTCATGCCCTGGAAGTCCTCGACGCCCAGCGGGTCATCTGACTTTACCCCTGTGATCTGTGCATCCGAGTTCATGGGCTCGTCCACAATAGAGCCTTCGAAGATCGTCGCTTCCGATATAATCCGAACCTCTGTGTCGCCACGCTGCTCGAATACCGCTGCCGATGCGTTCGGTAGTCCAAAGCCAATGGAGAAGTCGGAAAGAAACCCGGCCTTCACTCTCTTGAAGATCGACTCTGACCGCTCGTCCACTAGAGCAAT